TCAGTTACCAGCGCACAGGAACTGCACCACGTCGGTTCCCGTGCCACTCAAAGCGAACGAGGTCCCGGACGTCTGTGAGACACGCACAGCGTTCGCTGCCGTCGTGTCGGTCGCCGTGCATGTATAGCTGGTCGACGAGGTGTAGACCGCTGCGCCCGAGAGCGTGATCGTGGCCGCGCCCGAGGCAAGCGTCGCCGTCCCCTTCATCATGTGCGGCGCGTTGGTGGCCGCGCCGGCCGTCGAGTACAAAGGCATCGCGCCGGTGCCGGTCGCGGCCAGGTTCCCGTAAATGGCAGCCGAGCCGCCGACCTGCAGCTTGTTCGTACCGTCGTCCGTGCCGCCGACGAGCAGGCGGCCGCCGTATTTCGTGAGGTTGATGTTGAACTTCGTCCCCGCCGACGCCGAGTTGTACGCCTCGACTGCGAGCTCGGATGCAGTGTCGGAATAGAAGCTCGCCGTGGCCGAGTTGCTAAGCTTCATCTGCACCGCGCCGCCGCCCTTCGGGCTGAGCGTGACGGGAATCGTAGCGTCCGAGCCGATGGCGGCCAGCGCCGGCGACGAGCCGGCTGCCGCACTCATCGGGCTCAGCGAATTGCCGCTGTTCACCGACTGGTAGAAGCTGCTGGCGCCCGTGAGATTGAATGGCGTCGAGTAGTTCGACGCACTGTCGAGCTGCGCGCCGAAGATCTGGTTTCCGGCAGCGCCGTTGATCTCGGCGACGCACGATGTTGCGTTCGTCACCCCGTATGTCTGGCAGCCGAGCCCCATGGCGGTATTGTTCGACGAGCCATCCAGCACGAGGCCGCGCTGAAGGCTGTTGATCGATTCGATCCACGTCGATGCGATACGCGTGTATGCGGAGTTCTTGATGTACAAGACGTCGCCGAGCGCGTTGTCGATCGTGTTGCCAAAGAACCCGAAGTCGTTGTTGTTCCCTGCCAGGCGCACGACGTTGATCGACGCGTTGTAGGGATGCGAGTTCTGGATCATCGTGGTCTGCGCGCCGGGGTTGGCGTAGATGCAGTAGTTCACGACGAACCCGCCGTTCATGATGAAGCCGTCGATCGTCGAGTCGGATGCGAACGCCCCCAACTCGATCCCGGCCTTCCCTGCAGTCGTCGAGTAGATACGGATGTTCTTCAGACGCACGTCGTGCATGTAGACCGACGCCGTCGGGTTACCGTCGATCTTGATCGACGAATACCCGACCGGGACGTTGTTGAACGCCAGGTTCAGCAGGTCGAGAGTCTGCGCGAACGTGGTATCGAGCGTGTTCGCGGTGCCGGCCGTGCCGTCAAACTTCAGGTCGCGAATCGTCGAGTGCGAATCGAACGTGAAGGCCCCCGCGATCGCCGGATAGCTGATCGAGCCACCCGTCTGGATCAGGACGCTGTTGGGGCCATCGCCGTAGAGCGTGAAGCCCTGGATCTGGGGCAGCGTGAGCCCGCTCTCGCGATACTGGCCCGCAGGGATATAGACGGTCTTCGCTCCCGAGTTCAACGCCGCCTGGATGCACGCCGTGCTATCGGCCACACCGGTCTTATCGCAGCCAGGGAAATCGAGAATGCTCACGACGTCGCTCAGCTTGCTCGCGACAGAGCGGCCGCCAGCGCCTGACAGCGACGCCTGGAACTGCAGATTGCTGGTCGCGCCGAGCGCCGTGGTCGCGCCGGTGCCCCCCGAAGCGAACGCCAGGGGCGTCGAGAACGTCACCGGCCCGCTGCTCGCGAGGCTCGCGAAGCTCCCCGAGTTGAACGTCGCCGCGGTGCCCTGCAGCGGCCCGGTCAACGTTCCGCCGGCCACCGGCAACGCGTTCGCGGCGACGGCGGCGAACGCGGAGTTCAGCAGTTGTGCCGTCACCAATTGGCCGGGAACCCACTGCGCGAAAGCGGCATTCGAAATGCAGGCCGCAGCGAGCAGCAGTGCGCCAGCAATCCTCTTGATATCGATTTTCATGTTCGCCTGCGATCAGTTGCTCGAGGAGGAGGACGGTTCCGGCGCCGTCGTGGTCAATTGCGAGTCGACGACATACCAACTCCGCCCATCGTTGGCATGCCAGTCGGCGTCGTCCGTGATCGGCAGCATCTGGTCGGCCGGAAATGCCTTGGTCGGGTCTTCGGTGTAGCCGTAGGCGACGGTATCGATCCAGCCCAACACTGCCTTCACCTGCTTGTCGAAATATGCATAGCGCGCCATGTGTCGCTCCTCAGTATTCGATGATGATCAACCCAGGCATGCCGGCAGCGCCGACGGTGCCCGATGTCGTCCCCGACGCGGTAGTCGGGCCATAACATCCACCCGCACCCGAGCCGCCGACACCGTAGCCGTAGGACGGAGATGGCGGGATCAGATTAGCGACGCCGCCGATAGCGCCGCGGCCCGGCGCGCCACTCGCACCAAATGGGCCACCACCGCCTCGACCTCCTGTGGCACCAGGCCCGTACTGCGACGTGTCTTGGCCATACTCGCCGTTCGGAAAACCGTTGCCGCCAGGCTGCCCGGGCCATGCCTGGGTGGGTGCGCCGCTGCTACCCACCTGGCCACCGGCCCCTGCAGTGAGCGTCAGGCTTCCGATGACGGTGTTGCTGCCGTTTCCACCGGGGCCGCCGACAGCGCCCGCCACACCTCCGGCACCCGGAACGCACGACAGTACCTGCCCTGGCGTCACCGACATGTGGTAGCGCAACACGAATTGCCCAGCCGCGCCGCCGCCGCCGCCAGCGACGATGTTGTTGGCCGGAATGTTCGGCGCGCCTGCGCTACCTCCAGCCCCAGCACACCCGGAAACCCAGATATCTGTCACGCCGGCGGGTACCGTCCAACCGGTGATCGATACGATGACCACTTTCCTGCCGCCGGCGAAGCCCTGCACGAACGCAGTTGACGCAGCGTTGTTGCTGTTGTCTCCAGCTGGAGGCGTCTCAACCTCAAACAGCTTGGTCGGGTCGCCGGCCGAGGCGGCAAACAGATGCTGCACCGCCGCCAGGACCTGACCGTATGAGGTCTTGGACGGCACGATTCCCGCCTCCGTGAGGAACGACATCAGTTCCTCTTGAACGAGGTTCAGCCAATCAGCTGAAACGATCGTGGCCGCCTGCCCCGTCGCCGGATTGCCGCCAGTGAAAAACCCCGGCGTACCGGCGGCCGACGGCGCAGGCAGCGCCGTTACCGCTGTCGTTTGGTCAATGCGAAACATCTTTTCTCCAGTTACGCGAGCGTCGTTATGTCGAGACGGAAATCGATATCGAGGAAACCAGGGTTCGCAACGATGACGAGCGTGTGAGCCGGCTTGAGCGTATTCATCTCGCACAGCAAGACCGCGTTGCCCCACGAAGCAAGCGGTTCCCCGGCAGCTGAGGCGCCGGCCCGGAAGTAATTGATCGTTGTCTGCGGCGCATTGATGCGCCAGGTATGCGCCCAGCCTTCGTCACCGCAAGAGTCACCTGCCGCCTGCTGGCCCGCTCGGAACGGTGTGAACTCGCTCACGCTGACGGTGAATCCGAGGTTCTTCGCGTAGGCGGTGAAGAAGGCGATCGACTGGCCGCCGGTGTTGGTGAAGCGCGCCACCACTTGCGCCTGACGCACGGCAAGCGACGGCGACTCGCCAGCGCACGGATCCGGCAACCCCAGCGATGCCTCCCACTCCGGCAGCAGCTCGACTGTCGTCGAGGGAAATGCATCGACGAGCAAATAGTTGTTGTCCGCCACATGGCGCGCCCAGACTGGCGACAGGGCAGCTATCACCTGCTGCATCACCGCGTCAGGGGAGCGCGGCCACGCCAAGCCGCGAGGAAATAGCGCGCTCAGCGCCGACGCGAAGTCGGACGGCGAATAGTTCGGTGCGGCCATTTATGCGAGCCAGGTGATGTTGCCGAGCACCGGCAATTGGCCGGTCGTGCCCTGGATGTTCTGCAGCGGCGAGGTGATGACGAAGCCCTGCGTGCCGGTAATCGCCCCGATCGCCGAGTTGATGTAGGACATATCGACCGCGCCGTTTAGGTTGCCTGGGCCGACCGGCGATCCGTACAGCACGAAGACCCCCTCGATCGCCGCCTCAATCGCTGCCTTCTGCGCAGCAGTGAAGTTGGCTGAGCCCGTGATCGTGAAGTCGATCGGCGTCCGGATTGGCGAGCAGACGAACACCAGGGCCGTGACGGGCCGCAGCGGATAGATCCAATTCGCGACCGTCAGTTGATCTCCGGTCGCCACCGTGCCGCGCTTCTCGTCGGTGGCCACCCCATCCGACCCGACCGGAAATCCTTCGTTGTCGTCCTCCGCCTCGTCGAGCATCACGTAGACAACGACGGTTCCGGGTCCGAACCCGACAGGATTGCACCAGGCCCGCGTCACGCCGCCGACCTCCCGCGCCCACTTGACGTAGTCGGACGGCGATCCACCCTGCGCGGGATCCTGGTAGGCGAGCAGCATGCGCGAGCGCAAGCTATCGTCCGATTCGATATCGGCACCACCGGTAAATGCAACGGATACCGTTCCGGTCGACGTGACACCTGCGATGGAAATGCCCAACGTCATCGCCGTACCGACCGGACAGTTCCCGAACGCGCCTGTCAGCCCGCTCGGGTCGGCATTCGCGACGGCGTCGACCGTTACGACACCGTTGGCGACCGTGCCCTCGCTCGTTGTCGTGTAGCCGACGCCATCACTACGGCTGATCGAGGTCCCGGCCGGGATAGGATCTGCGGTAGCCACCGCAGCGAACTGAATCTGCCCTGGCGTCACCGAACCAGCCTGCGTGGCCGCTTCCCGGTAGACCGCCTTGAGCGCCGCCCACGCCTCGAGGAACTCGTCGGTCGCGGTGAACGGATTCGACTGCTTGGCGATGTAATCGGTATATCCGTATTGCAGCTGCGCCAGGCCGGCCAGCGCGCGGCCGATGATGCCGAAGCTGGAAAAGCGCAGCAGCGGGTCAGTACCCGGCAGGCCGCTTTGGATATCGGCGGCCACCTGGGCTTTCAGCTCAGAAAGTGTCGGTCGAAGATACGGCATCAGTTGATTCCTTCCCAGGCCCAGGTGTATTGCCCGTCGAGTAGCACGGTGCCGTTCTTGATCACCACGATCCACGCGCCGAGAACGCCGCGGCGCACCCACTGCGTCGTGATCTCGATCCGGCCTGCCACGCCGTCATCGATCAACCACTGCAGCGCCTCGGCGAGATAGTCGTAAGCCCTTTGCGCCGTCTGCGTCGTCTGCTTGGCGCGCTTCAGCAGCCACATCCGCGAGCCGATCGGCACCTCGTCGTCGGCCCACCATCCGCGTCGATCCGTCGAGCCGTCGGGGATGACGTCGTCGGCGCTCGCCTCGCGGTCGGTGAAGATGCTGATCAGCACGGCGCTCGCGAGGTCATTGCCCGTGGCGAGGTCAGCACCTGCCAGCACCCAGTCGGCGTGCGCGGTCGCGGAATCCCATGTGAAAGTCAGGTCAGGCATGTGTCCGGACGAAAAAAAGCCCGCCGGAGCGGGCATCTATGATTGCGGCGCACGGCTGCGCTACATCTGCTGGTTCGGGACGTTCGAGGTAACTGTCGACTCGCCACCCTGCACTTCCTGGACATTGTGCGTGTGCATGTCGTACAGCTCGCGCATGCCCTTCATCGTCTCGTTGTTGGTCTCGGTGTTGTCCTGCATGTCCCCGGTCGCCCCCACCAGCGGAGTCGTGAAGTTCACACCACCAGGCGCGACCACATCGAGCTTCCCGCCGATATTCATCGTGCAGTCGCCGGAGCAGTTCAGCGTGATATTCGCAGCGTCGTTCACGACGACGTCCTGCCCCTTCGCCTCGACGACAATGACGCCGTCTTTCAGGTAGATGCACTTGCCATCCTGGCTGTACAGGATCGATTCGCCTGGCGCGAGGCCACGCGGCCGCGATTCCTGGTGGTTCGTGCCTACCACGGCGCCGGCAGACCTGTCACCAGCAACGTGCAGCGCCAGTGCGTCCGATCCGACTGGCGGATTCGACGAGAACCCGAACTCGGGGACGCGGAAGCGCCCGGCCGGCACCTCGAGGCCATTCATGCGCAGCTGCACGATTTGCACGGGGCCGCTGTCGTCCACCAGCGTGACGCGACCGCGCCCGAACAGGTTGCGGATTCGATCCAAAATGCCCGTCATTGCGAAACCTGCGTGATATCTGGCCCGACAGGATTGAGGATGATCGGCTCTTGATAAAACGCCTGCTGCGGCATGATCGTCAGTTCGGCCGAAGTACCCTGCGCCCCCTTTTTGTACGTCACCTCGGAGATCAGCCACCGCCGCGGCGTCAGCTTCAGCGACGGTAGGTCGATGTCGACGAGCACGTTCGGCTCGTACAGCATGCCGGCCGAATCTCGCCACGAATCAGTCACAAGCCGGACCTGAAACGATCGGCCGAGGCGGTAAGCCTTCTCCCACTGCGCGCGCTGCAAGGCGACATCGACGCCGCCGGTCACATTCTCGGAGATGATCGCGCGATAGCGGAACCGCGGCACCGTAGTATCGTAGGTGTGCGCGATGATGTTGCCGCCGTCGCCGATGTCGCGCAGCGTGTCTAGCCCCTGATACGCCGCGTCGTATTGAGAGAACCGGCCATCCATCGCGAGCAGCAGAGACGCCGATGCGACGTTGATCCCTTCGGTGAACCCGCTCGATGCCACGCGCGTGCCGATCGCCACCGGCCCGGATTGGTTGGCGTTTCCGCCTGCGGCGAGTTCCAGGTTGCCGGCCGGCGTGTCGTACAGCAGCAGCGCGCGGTATCGGCAGAGCAGCTCGAGCACGGAATATGACGTCTCTCCGACCAGCACGTTCACCTGCTCGATCGGCTTCCCGACGTCAGTGCCAGCTGCGACGCTCACTCCTATTCCGTAGGGCGCACACAGCGCCTCTGCGATCTTGTCGACGGTCATGTTCAACAGCTGATTGCCGTTGATGTATGCGGCGCAGTCGACGAGATCCTGACATTTGCTACGGCCGGCGATGCGCACCGTATGCTGGTTGCCGCTATACGACGGCATGTAGCGATCTACGAACCCGGTCAGGACCAGATCATCACCGAGTTTTACCTGAACCCAATCTCCGGGCTGCGCAAGGATATCGCCAACGGCCGGATACGGTTCGGTGTAGCTGACTTCGAAGCCAGACGGGCACCGCTCGATGCCCCTCGACACAATCACGTCGGTCCAACCGGTAATTGTCCGACTATTCGACTTCCAGAACGTCTCTGGCACCATATGGCGCCAGTGGGTTCGGCGTGCAGCTGGCAACATTCAACGTGACGTCGTCGTTCATTTCGCGAGGGCCTGAAACGCGATCGGACAAAATGCCGGATGGATCGGGTCGATTTGCTGGAGCAGTTGCGGCTCTCGCGTCACGTCGTCATAGATACGCTTGGCCAGCACGAGCGACGGCAGCGTCGCATTGAACGAGAACGACGCATTCGTCGCGAGGTTCGCCCCGCGAGCAGTCAGGTCGGCGTACACCGCGCGCCGCAGCGCGCGCAATGCGATGAACGTGTCATCGTCGCCCGAGTCGCCGGCCACGTCGATCTCGCTGTCGTACAGCGCCAGCGCGCTCGACAGCATGGCCGCCGCGTCAGGTTGCGACGACGGCTGATATGTCGTGAGCGTCACGGCGAGCTGCGCCAGCGCGTACCGCCTAAGGAGCGCAGCCGTCGCGACCTGCACCGCCCCCATCGAGGCGCCGATCTGGCCGGGCACGACTACGTCGTCCGGGGTGTACTGCACCAGGCCGGTGACGAGCCGCACCGCATCGGCCGGGTCGTTCGCCGAGGCGGCCACTGCAGCCACGAACGCATCGACAGCGGCACCGAGCGTCGCGGTGTCCGAGGGGTTCGCTGCGGCGGCCTGCAACGTCGCGCCGGCCGCTACGACAGCCGCACGGCCGGCGGCCGACGTGGCGAGCAGGTCCGCTGGCGTCGTGCTCGTCGGCGCCTTCGTGTTGCTCGACGAGAAGCCGGAATTTCCGCCGCCGAACAGCCGCCCGAAGTTGCCAGACAGCGTCGATACGGCGCCGATCACGCGCTTCACGTCGTTCACCGCGGTCACACCTAGCTGATACCAGCCCACCACCGTCGAGACGGCCTTCTGCACCACGGCCGCGCCGTTGCGGATGTCCGTCGCGATGTCGGTCGCATAGTCGAGCAGCGATTTCGATTTAGCGTTCGCCGCCTGATCCGCGCTATCGTCGGCCGTCGAGACGGTGGCCGTAGGGAACTTCCGTGGACCGGCCTTGATCAGCGTGAGCCGGATCTCGAACACTGGACCGAGGTCCGCGCGTTCGATCGCCTCGACACCGAGGCACGCCACGCTATCGATCGTGCCGAAGGTTGGATGCACGAGGGTGGCATTGCCAGGGCCTTCGCAGACCGCAAACAGATTGTCACGCTGCTCGATGACCGATCCGGCGCCAGTCTTCAAATCACCTTCGAGCAGGAACCCGATCACCTCGAATGCGCGCGGCTTCTTGCCAAGGTCTTCGGGCCAGACATCGTCGCGAAACGGGTAGGTATGGACGGCCTTGTTCTGGCCTGCCGAATTCCGAATCTCGAACACGCCGAACGGCACGCCGCCGAAGCTGGCGGTCTTCAGCGTGGAGAACCAGTCCCCGGTCAGCAGCGACGCGATGCTGTCGGCAGCCGAGGCCAGACCTCCGATACTGCCGACCACGCTAAGCGCGTTGGTTGTCGTCGATGCCACTGAACCCTCTTCCTTTAGATACCGTCGAGCCGGTACTCCACCCGGGTCGGCAGATAGCTACCGTCATCCGCTTTCGCTTCTGCACGCGCGCCTTGCGGCACGCCCTTCATATCGACGGATATTTTTACCGTCTGGTTTTGCGTGGCAGGATTGCCAGCAGCACCGGGCACGCCGGCGGGCGCCCCGGCCATTCCAGCACCCACCGCGCCGGCTATCTGCGCATCGGTATAGGGCTGCATGCCGTTCTCGGCGCGGATTCCGCCCTTGATCAGCTTCGCGACGACCGACGAGTCGCTGAGGTCGGGAACGTCATTCGCTCCAAGGCCGGTCGCGTTCGATAGCAGGCTCACGTAGTTCGCCATCTGCTGAGGCGTGTTGCCCGTCCGCGCGCCGCCGGTCCACTTGTCCATAATGCCGGTCAGCGTCAGACCTCGGTAGTTACGCTGGAGATTCCGAACAGCGGCCGTGATGCCTTCCTCGGGCGAGGCATATGTGCGCTCATTTCCGTCATGCAGGATGTTGAGCGGATTGTTGCTGCGGATGCCCAGGGGCAGGCGCTTGTTGGCGTTGTCGGACGGGTTTTCGCCAGCGGCAAGCCAGGTCGCAATTTCCTCGTTCGACTTCCCCTGCATCCGCGCCGCCATGGCGCGAGCGAAGTCGCCGGCAGTCAGATGCATCGACGCCATCAACCAGTCTCCGTTGCGGACGTCGTTCACGCCCTCATTCTGGTTGACGTCTGGCAGCCCGACGATCTTGGCGACCTTCAGCGCGGCCCAAGCCGCGACGCCGGCAGCGCCCAACGTCCCGAGCGCCGTGACGGCAGCCGGAATCGTCGCCGTGGTGAGCGTCGCGAGATTCGTGATCAGACTGACGACCGCGGCGATCGGAGTCACCAGGTTGATGCCAGCGATCGCGATCAGCACCGTTTTCAGACCGCCGATGTTGTCCCAGACCTCTTTCGCCTTCTTCGACACGTCGTTCCAGTCGATTTTCGACAGCCACGTAACGAACTTCTGGACCGCCTCGGCAAGCTTGTCCGCGATGTCCGATCGGTTCTTGTCAAGCCACGCCGCGAAGGCGTTGACTACGGGATCGAGGATCGGGACCAGGCGCGCGCCGATGCTGTTCCCGAGCCCGGATACGGAGTCCTCGAGGTCGTTGATGTCTTCCTTGAAGCGGGTCGCGCGCGTCAGCTCCTCGGCGGTCGGAACAAGTCCCTTCAACACGGCGCGCGACCGGTCTGCGCCATAGGTACCTTGCTGCAGCATCGGTAGCAGGCCGCCCATGCCGACAGCATCTGCGGCAGCCCGCTGCGTCACAGCGCTGCGTTGGCCCGCGATGGCACGCATGAGGCGCATCTGCGTGCTGTAATAATCGACCGAGCCGTCCTTGTTGCGCTGGATCTGCACGCCCATCTTCTGCATCAGCACCAGAGCAGCCGGATTTGCGCCGTTTGCTGCTGCCCGGATAGCATCCTGCGAGGACGTGATTGCGGAATCGAACTCGCCCGCCGACACGCCGGCGCGCTTCGCAGCAACGTGCCAGGCAGCGAGGTCCTGGGCATTCATGCCGATCAACTTCGACGTCTTGTTCAGCGAGAAACCGAAGGCGCCGAATCGCGACGTCAGCCCGACGATGCCGGCCACAGTCCCGGCCGCGCCGATCGCGGTCAGGCCTGGCACCAGCTCCACCACCTTGTCGACGAGAGAGTGGGCCGCGCGTGCTGCAGAGTCAAGGCCCTTGGTCAGTTTCTCGAAGCTGCGCAGGCCAACCGAACCGACGTTAGCGAACCGCTTCTGCGCCTTTTCGACCGGCGCCGTCACCTTGCCGAGCGCATCCTGGATCTTCTTGATCGTCGCGGTCGCCGCGTCGTCAGCGCGGATGCGGATTACGAACTCTTCGGCCATCGCCTCATTCCTTCTTCAGCATCAGTCCAGCGTGGTACTCGTACTTGCGAATTTCGCTCCACGTCAGCCGCTTCGTCTCGCTAGGCTGCCAGCGCCACCAGCGCTCAACCACTTTGACCCGATGCTCCCAATCTACTGGGAGCCCGCCGCGTTTCCCTCGGGGTCGTCCTCTTCCTGAGGAGAGAGGAAGAACATCAGGTATTCCTGTGCCCGGTAGTATTCGCGCGCCTTGATCTTGCCGAGGCCCATTTCCGGCACCTTCGACTGCTCGCTGATCAGCGCGCGGACGGCCTTGATTGGCCCCTTCGACGTTGCCACCTTGAGGAACGTCTCGATCTGGTCGAGCGTAGGCTCGCAGAGCGACAGCTCGGTGATGACCTCTTCCTCGCCGTTGCTCTTGACCTTGATCGGGTCTTCGAGCTCGATGCTGATCACCGGCGGCTGCACCTTGCGCGGCTTGTTCTCGTTGCCTTCCATCGTCCGCCTCACGAAACGGTTTGCTCGACGACTTCCGGACCCTCGAACGTCACGTCGAACGTGCCGTCTTCGGTTTCGACATCCAGGTCGCCCACTTGGCCCATGTTGCGGCCGGTCACGATCTTGCCGCTCGCGAGCTCGAGCACGATCGTCTCGTTCGCCATCGCATTGAAGTCGGCGACGGTCAAGCCGCCGGAATCGCGAAGCGACATCTTGATGCGGCCGACCTTCGGCATCGCCTTGAAGCCGTGGAAACCATCCTGCCCGACGAGCGAGCTGCGCTCGACCTTCGTCGGCGTGTAAGAGGCCTTTCCCTCGAGCTGGTACGTCTGACCGTTGATTTTCGCGTTCGCGATCCCGGCCAGCAGTTGGCTACCCGACATATTTCTCTCCTAAAAATGAAAAGGCCGCCCCTCGGGGTGGCCATCTCTGCACTGCGAGCAGCGTTACTGCAGTCGGAACTGCACCAGCGTCCGGAACGTCCGCATCTGGTTGACCGGCGTGCCCGGCCAGAGAATGTCGACGGTGTTCGGGTTGACCGTGTTCTTCTGCACCACGAGCGCGGCGGCGAACGCGGCCGTGCCCTGCACGAACCCAGCATCGGCGCGCTCGTTGTAGAGCGCGATGATGTCGGCCTTGATCGTGCTCGGCGTGACGAGGTTCGAGCCGGCAGCCGGACGCGAACCGTCGTCGGCCAGCTTGCTGCGCGCGTACTTCGACGAGAGCATCGCTTGCATCGTCCGGATCTCCAGCATGAGCTGGTACATCGTCTCGACTTCCAGGTAGCTGTCGTCCGCGACGCCCTGCGCGTTCTTCTGGTAGGTCGTGACGATGTTCTCGGTCATCACGGTGCCGTCGTCGGCCACCGTGAATGTCGACATGCCGTCGAACAGCAGCGTATTGCGCAGGGACGGTTGCCAACGCTTCGGCACTGGCGGCGGCAGAATGCCGTTCAGGGGCAGCGACTGCAGCGGGACACCGGGATCGGCTCGCACGCTCACAGCCGCCTGGCCAGCCAGCGCCGCCGCCCAGAGCCAGCTCGGCGACGGGCTGCTGTCAGCAGGGAGCAACGTCTCGTGCTGATTGTTTCGCGTCAGGCCGAGCGTCGTCGACGCGCCGAACGTTCCCGAGAAACCGCCGAACGAATGGCCGTAGAGCTGCTCCTGGTAGCTCCAGCGGCCAGTCTGGTCGTTCAGCAGCGCCTTCACCGCGTCCAGCGACGTGACGTCGTTGTAAGGGTTCGCGATGAAGTCGAACGATGTCATGCCGAGGTTCGCCAAGGCCGTCGTCAGCGACGGATTCGTCGCGCCGCCCGTCATCACCGCGATCGTGTATGCCAGGCCGGCCGGGAGCACCTCGCCGGCGACCGTGCCGCGGTAGTTGAACTGGAGCGCGATCTCATTGCCGCACGCACCCTTGTTCACGGCAGTGACGGTAACGACACCAGCGGCGGCCGAAGCGGTAACCGGGATGCCGGCCACGGCATTGATGGCCGCCGCCACCTCGGTGGCGAGGGTCGCGACCGTATCGCCGGCCGAAACGGGAACCGTCACGAGCTGGTCTCCGACATAGAGCGACAGCGTGCCGTTCACCGATGGCGATGCCGTGAACGTGATCAAGCCGGTGGCCGCGGTGGCGCCAGCGGCGTCGGAGACCGGCAGCATCCACACCTCGCCGAACGAATCGTTCAGGCGGTATTTGGCGACCATGTTCGCCAGCATGGAGTTCGGGCCGCCGGCCGCCTGCGCGTCGCCGATGCTGCCACAGATGATGGGCACATTCGGCGTCGCGGTGCCGGCCGCGGTGATCTGGCCGATGACGAGCGCGCGTTGCGTGCTCGCACCAGTGTTCGCCTGCGAGTTGTCGAGCTCGAAGACGGCGCCCGGCAGCCGATAGTTCTGCGGGATGACCTTGAACGGGATGGTGCTCATGCCTTGTCGTCTCCGGTTACGGCGCGGGCCTGCGCCGGCGCGGCCGCTGCGGGCTGCTCCACGCGCACGACGTCGCCGTCGTTGAGGATCCGGTTCCAAACCGGGCTGTCGTCGGGCACCTCGATGCCATCGGCGGCCAGCAGCTTCTTCGTGAAGGGGTCGCGCACTTGCAGCCCCGGGGCAGGTTTCACGCGCATGCGGCGCTCCTACGAAATGGATTGTTCAAACGGGATGGAGAACGTCGGCGCGACCGTACCCTCTGGCATGGTCACCGTGACACCGATTCCCTCGAGCGGCGGCGGATCGGACTGCCGGAAGTCGCTCGCGTCCTGCACGAACTCGAGTCCGATCTCGATCTCGACGCCGCCAACGTGCTCGGCGCCCTCGCCCGGCCCGGGTTTTCCCCGGACCTTGAAGAACGCGAACTGCTGGATCTGGCTCATCAGCGGGCCGTAGTTGATGACCGCGCGCTTGACCTGGTCGCGCAGCGTTTCGAGCTGGCCGACGAGATCCAGCGCGCCGCCGTCGTCGGCACGCGCCAAGGCGCTCGCGCGCGCCTCGACGATCAGGCTGCAGGACACCGTAAACGCCGGCGCGCCGTTGCGACCGAACGATTCACCGTCCTCGTCGAGCGGCATCGAGACGAACAGCACCGGGTACTCGTCGTCCCACGTCGAGAGGTCACGCGCGCCGTACACGCGCGCGCCGGCTGCCGTCTGCCCAGCCAGCCCCTGCAGGGCCGCCGCGAGCAAATCGGATTTTGTCGTCACTGCGTCACCTTGAGGATCAGGTTCAACCAGCCCATGCCGTCGCTGTGGACGTCGACCACCATGAAGCGGTCGCCGGTCTTCAGGCGGGTCAGCGTGTCGTTCTTGACTGGCTTGGCGGGAAAGTCGGCGAGGCGCACACCGATCGCTGGCGCGGTGGTGGTGTAGCCGACCGTTTCGTCTTCCTTGTAGAAAGGCGTTCGGAACGAGTCGACCACCACGCCGGAGACTGCGAACGGCGCACCGCCAGCGGCCGGCTGGTACGACACCGACTCGCCGAACACGCCGTTGATCGCGACGTTCAGCTGGTCGAAGTCGAACATGTCAGCCTCGCTTGATCTGGACAGTGGAGTTCGTGATAACGCGCGGCCCGATCGTGTCGCCATCGTTGCGCGGCACCTCCGACGCCTTCGGGTCGACAAGGTAGCCGGCCGATCGCAGCTGCGCGACCTCGGCGGCCGGGAGCGTGACCTCTTTGCCAGCGGCCACCGACCTTCCGTTCATCTTGACCGTGCGGCCGCGCGCGACGATCGCCGTCACCATGCGGGCCGGTTTACCGCCGGCCTCGGGAGTGGTCGGCGTCGACATCAGTCGAGCACCGGATCGGTGACTTTGGCGCCGAACGATGCGTTCACGCGGCTCGGAATCACGAGCGGCGACGATTGCATGAGCAGCAGTCGCTGCGCCGGGTCTTCTTGAACCCAAGTCTTCGGCGCATACGACAGCGACTCGTAGTTGAACGCCGGGTCCATGATCTGACCGAACGCGCGCGTGCCGAGCAGGCTCGGGCCGCTCATCACGAGCTCGCCGTCGGGAAGCATCGGGCGCTCGACGTTGTCATCGTCGACGAACCAGTCGTTGTAGACCCACAGGTCATACTGGCCCCAACGGCCCTTGTAGACCGCGCCCTGCTCGATCTGCGCGCCCGGATTGATGATGTTCCCGCTCGGGTTCATCGCCGGCCAGATCACCGCGCCCTTCACCTTCGGGTCTTCGATGAAGCCGCCCCAGGCCGAGGTCGAAAACACGATGTCCGTCACCTTCGCGCCAGACTTTTTCAGGATCTGGTGCTGCCATGCCTCAATGTTCGAGGCCGGCGTCGCGGTGCCGGCCACGACGTTCGCCGGCGTCCACTTCTCGCCGCCGGTGAGCGCCTCCGTCAGCGACGGATCGCGGCCGAAGTCGATATCGACAGTCTCGAAACCTTCGCCCTCGACGCGGACCACGCCGGTGCGCAGCGCGCAACAGCCCATCCATTCGAGGCGGCGGTTCAGGATGTCGATCTGGTCGGTCATCTCCGCGGCGAGGTTCGCCATCTCGCGCTCGACGCCCTTGAGCTCGCCACCGATGCGCTCACCGATCATGCGACGCACCGGCTTGCGCAGGTCCGGCGCACGCTTGTCCTTGATGTATGCCGGCTTGAACTCGTTCGTCTGGTAGCGGCGTTGCTCGACGAGCTTGCCCTCGACCAGCGGCGAGACGAACGGCGCCATACGGCGCACACCAACATCGACGTCGATCGATACCTTCTCGGAATCGGCGTTGACAATGTTCCGGAAAAATTTGTCGAGCATGAATTGCTGCGCGACTTTCAGGTTCGGAACCACCTGAATCAGCGTGTTCGTGTCGTACACGAACGATGCGGGCGTGGACATCCCTCAATCTCCTTGAAACGAATTGCGCGCCGGAAACAAAAAACCCCGCCGAAGCGGGGTTCCTCGAAGCGGAGCCGGGTTTTAAGTCGGGTCGGCAGCGGAGACCGAGGACTTGACGAAAATCGTGTATTGACGCAGCGCAGCACGCAGCGAGGCGATGTCCCACGACGGATCGAAATTCAGTGCACGCGCGTTGACCTCGGCTGCGACGTACGCGCCGGCCGTCACCGGCCCGGCGCTGGCATCGGCATAGTCGGCCAGGATCGCCGACGGGATCTGGCTGCCATCCGTCGCCGTCTTCACAGACAGCTTGTAGGTGCCGACCGCATCGACGATCTCGATCGTGAACGAGTCGCCGGCAGCGAACGCCGTCGAGCCGGCCGTCAGCGTGAAGCCGATGCCCGACTGCGAATAGGCCGTGCCGACAGTCGCGGGCGGCAGCGCGTTGCCTTCCGGGTCGGTGACCGAAAAGGTGGTGGCTGCGGTGGCCGCCAGCACATAGGTGCCGGCGAGCGCGCCGGCCGCCGTCACGCCGCCGATCGTGCCATTGCCGACATTCGCGGTGCCCGGCTCGGCGATCGCGTTGAGCGTGCTGACCATGCCGAGCACCGAGCCACGCGGCAGCGTGCCGGCGGCCAGGATGATCGGTTGCGAGACGATTTGCAGCGCACCCGCGATCAGCTGATCCGGGATGTAGGTTTCAGCGTAGATCCCGGGCTGTTGCGGGTTGTCGCCGATCGTGTTGACGGGAAGCGTCATGACTCTCTCTCCTTATCTGGAAACTGGTTGACCGGCGGATCAGGCTTCGCCGAGGCGCCGCTTGTTCGCGTGGATGATTCGCTCCGCGGCGGTCGGAGCGCGAGGCGCGTCACCGCCGGCGCCGGCCGTCGGAATGTTCGTCGTCGCCATGCGGCTCGACAGGCCCGACGCACGACGCGGCGCGCTCGGCGCATCCTCGACACCAGCGTTCAGCGCGGCGATCGCAGCGCGCGAGGACATCTTCGTGTCGAAGGCGAACACGCCGGCTTGGCGCGAGCGGCCAAGCTTGATGCCGTGCGCCATGATGCGAGCGCAGCGCACGCGCTCGCGCTGCCGCGCGGCGGCCGCCTTGGCGTCGGCGCCGTCACCGTCGTCGTCTTCGGAGTCGTCGTCGCCTTCGGCCTCGGCGCGCTTCGCGTCTTCTTCCTTCTTGCGTTCCTCCTCGGCACGGCGGGCGTCCTCCTCCTTCTTGCGCTCCTCCTCCTCGGCGCGCTCCTTCTTGTCGAGGTCGTCCATGCGCTTGGCGTAGTCTTCGTCGGACTCGCCGTCGCGCTGCTTGCGTTCGTCGTCGTCGCCACCGCCTTCGCCTTCCAGGCGCGCGCCGGCTGCCTGCGGTCGGTTGCTGAGGAATGCCGCGAACGGCGCCAGGAGTTTCGAGCTCATGTCAATTCACCTTTCGTTGTCAGATCAGCCAAGCTCTTTGAGCAGGGCAAGAAGCGCCTCGTCGGGCGCCATCACTGCATCGGCCAATCCGATGCTCACACCGGCGTCGCCCATGTAGCAGGCGGCCTCCGTCTTGCGGACAACGTCCGCCGACAGCCGGCGGTTACGCGCGACCGTCGCGACGAACAGCTCGCCCATCGTGTTGATGTCCGCCTGCGCGGCCTGGTATGCCTCTTTCGAGAGCGGAATCTCGGGGTGGAAGTCGGCCTTGCGCTCGCCGTAGGTGATGAACGTCACAGCCATGCCGGCGTTCGTTAGCGCCTTCGACCAGTCGACGTGCATCACGATTACGCCGATCGAGCCCACGCCGCCGGTGCGCGGCACGATCACGCGATCGGCAGCGCTTGCGATCGCGTAGCCGGCCGAGTACGCAGACTCGGTCAAAATCGACCAGATCGGTTTGTCGCCGCGCAGCTCGTAGATCGTGTCGACCAGGTCGAAGCACCCGGCCACCTCACCGCCCGGAGAATCCACGTTGAGCACGATCGCCTTGACCTTCGGATCGGCATGTGCGCTCAAGATCGCCTGCCGCAAACCGTCGTAGCCAGTCATGCCCGACCACGGGCGCAGCGTGCCGAGTTTTTGCACGAGCGTCCCTTGAACGCTAACCAGCGCTACGCCGGTCTCCGGGATCATGTCGTAGCCGCGATCGGGCACGCTGCCCTCGCGAGAGAAGCTGTCGTAGTCGTCGTCCCAGTCGTCGAAGGCCATCGGTTTGAGGCGTCCACCTTCCAGACGGGCGATCTGCGAAACGCCGAGCCGGTCCATCAGCGCGGCCATGATCACCTCGGCTTTCTCGCGGCGGATCGCGAGCGGCACGTTGAACAGCCGCTGTGCCATGTGGGCAAACTTCATCAAACCTCCTCCGGAATTGCGCTCGCTTCCTTCACGCTGTCACTGGTGAGCGTGGCGGGCGGGCGCTGGCCGAGGTTGCGGTAGTAGGTGTCCTCGACGGCCCGCCGCTGCGCGACTTCCCGCCAATCGATGCCCTGCTCCGCACACTCGTCTTCGAGCGACGAGAAGCCGCCCGCGACGCCCATCGCTGCGCCCTGCCGCTCCTTGACGATGTCGACCAGGCCGCGGCCCGGCCCGAGCCATTTCGCACGCGAGTACGCCGCCCGCGCTTCGATGAAGTCGGGCACGTCGCCAGCTGGCATCGGGTAGTCGTCGACTTCCATCGATTCCTCGAGCCAACCCGTAAAGATCGGCTGCGTGAACGTTGCAGCGAAGCCCAGGCGACGCCGATGAAACGTCTTCCACGCTTCAAGCATGGCCGACCGATACGCGCTGTAATTGACTTCAGCCCAGTTCTGCGATATCTGCTGAGCCGCAAGGCCGGTCGACGCCGCGAAACTGCGCAGGAATGCGCTGTTGAACGCGGAGTAATTGGCGCTCGGCCGGTTCGCCATCACCGAGCCGATCGTCTCGCCCGGGAACAGGTGCGTCATGCCGACGCTGCCGAGCCGGGTCTTCCGCTCGTCGTGGAACCGCCGGCGCTCGGTCTGGTAGGCGTTCAGCTTGTCGGCGCTGGACAGCGCTTCCTCCACCAGATCGCCGTCGAACGGGCTCTGGATGTACGCAGCGAAGAACGCATTGATGATCGCCGCGTCGAGCTCCGTCTCGTCGTACTTGATCAACATCTTGAAGCGCTGCAGAACTGGCGTCAGAAAGCCGATGCCGCGGTGCTGCGAGGCCCGATCGTGCTCATACGAGTGGATGATGATTTGCCGCCCCCAATCCGTCTCGCGGGGTATGCGCTTCCAGCGTACCGACTTCGCTGCGCTGAACCAGTCGCCCTGGTGCGCCTCGCGAATGTGATACGCGACCGGCGCGCCGAGCTCGTCGACCTCGACGCCACCTCGCAGCACCTGCTGATCGAAATTCAACTGCGGATTCGATAGGCGATCGGGGTCGATCACCTGCAGCGCAGTCGCGTACCGGGCGCGGCCGACGTCCACACGTTGCGGCAGGTAGTGCAGTTGGCCGAGACCGTCGCCGTCGACGATCTTGTGCCGGAACGCCACCTGAAACAGCCCTGGCATGGGCAGCATCCGCTCGGCGTCGCAGTAGAACCCGGGGTCGTTCGCCCAGGCGCGGTAGTTCGCTTCGACCTGCTGGCCGAATTCGTCCGCCCACACGTGATCGAACGCCTTGTTGCCGGTCAGCGCGCGCAGCGCGACGTGGTCCGGCTTCGAGATCGGCCGGAAGTCCGGCCCGATGACGTTGTCGAGCGTCCGCATGACTGCGGCCGTCGCCCACCCATCGTTTCGGACCAGATCCCGCGCGCGCGCGGTGATACGGTCCTTGTACATGTTGATCTCGCCATCGGGAGACCACAGGTACGGATTCCAATCTTCAACGTGCGAACCGTACAGGTTCGCCGCGTCGTAGGGCGTCTGACTCGCGCCGGACAGCATCGAGGCACGCCCCCGTCGAGCGGGCAGCGGCTTGCCGTCGACGCCGAGGATTTGCACGGGATTGTCCATTAGCGAAACACGAATCGAATTTGCCGGCGCGCCCGGCAAACAATGCCGAGGCGCTCCTGAATCTGAGAGATCAGACCGTCGAGCATGCCGAGGTCCGTCGGGCGGAACGAAACCGAGCGCGTGCCGTCGCTCTGCGAGTAGCTCGCAGTCGCGACCGACTGACCGGCGGCCAGCTGGTCATACGCGCTCAGCAGCGCGGTCAGTTGCGCTTGCAGGTCCGCCCTGCTGCGTCCGTCGTATGCACCCATCACACCGCTCCGTTCGTCATGCAAGGCGGCTGGCGACAGACGCGCCGCCGGTAGTCGATCCGCCCACCTTCTTTACCATCGGCCCGCGCGCAACTACGACGGCCGGCGGTGCTGGCTGCTGGCCGTTCGGCGCATGGGCGTCGCCGTCGTCGTCCTGCTTCGGCTCGACGTAGGGTTTCGCCGTAAAGGCCGCGCCCACTTCGTCGGCCAGGCGGTTGAGCTGCAGGCCCTTGTGGAACAGCGCACACAGCGCCGCATACGCGTACACGCGGCAGTCGAGCGCCTCGTTCGCCTTGCCGGCCGGCAATTCCCACACCGTGAAGCTGCGACCGGCAACCGTCTTCAACACGCGACGCTCGGCGGTGAGCTGCGCGTAGTAGTTCAGATCGCGGTCGGCCGGGAAGTGCATGAAACCTGCACCGGGCGTCTCGCGCTCGAGCCGCCGGTAGATCACATCCTTGGCCGTGTTCACACCAACGATCACCGGGCGATAGGTCGCCTTCGTCCGGCGCGTCGGCTTCTTCGTCGGCCAGACCGGCGAGCGCGCCCCGTTCTTCGCAGACTCGCCTTTGATGCCGAAAATGTTGCGAGACAGCCGGGCCTTCGTGAACTCGTATGCCTTCTGCGTGTTCGCGCCGCCCGTGTCGACGCAGGCCGCGCTGATAACGAACTCGCGGCCGTCAGCTCGCAGAAACCGCGTCATCAGGTACGCGTCGAGCGTCGCCCACACCTCGGGCTCGTTCGGGTCGCCCTCGAACACGCGATAGTCGATCGACCAGCTCTCCTCGTCGCGCCCCCACCCAACCACCTCCACCTCGAGGCGGTCCGGCTGCGTGTCGACGCCGGCGGTGAGCAACGCCACCCCGGGCGGCACCTGCGCCGGCCAGAGCTCGCCGCGCTTCGCGAGCGCCTCGAGGTCAAGGTTCTTTCCCGAATGCGAGCGATACGGCAGCCCGGCCTGCGTGTTCCACCACGTCTGTTTCTTCGTCTCGTCCTTCTGCGCGTCGATCCACTTCTTCGCGACCAGGTGCGGCCGGTCCTTCGGCCACGGGCTGTACAGCTTGGACGCCTGGAAACCAGCGTGCTCGTTGTCGACCGCCCACGCTCCACAGGTCGGGCACTTCGCCCGGTAGACAGCGTGCCGATCCGAACTCCACCAGTCCCATACCGCCGTCACGGCGGCGTCAGGATTCCCGGCTTGCCCGGCATCGCGCCATGCCTGCTCGTATGAGTCGAGCGGCAGGTGTCGCGCGCCGCAGCACTCGAACGGCCGGGTTTGATGCCAGCGTGCCGTCTGCAGCGCGCGCAGGCGCTCGCCCTCCGACCAGCCGACTCCGCAGCACTCGCAGTAGATCCGGGCCGTTTTCGTGTTGTGGCTCACGACGTTGCCGTGCGCGTCCTTCTTCTTGTCCCATTCGACGTGCCTGAAGAAGTCGAGAAACTGCCGGTGGCCGCAGTGCGGGCACTCGACGCTCGGGCGCCGCATGTCCGACTCGTTGTAGCTGGCTTCGATGCGGCTCTCGTCCTGCACGGTCGGCGAGCAGGCCCGGATCGACAGCCAGTTTCCGAACGTGGCCGTCCGTTCTTCGGCCAGGCTGATCGGATCGCCTTCGCGGGTGATCGGGTACTTGTCGACCTCATCGGCGAGTATCACGCGCACGGGCCGGCGCGCGAGATTGTCCGGGCTGCCGGCGCCGGCCAGCGCCAGAAACCCACCGGGGAACGACTTGAACAGCAGCGTCTCATCTGCATTGCGCATCTTCGACGTGCCGACCATCTCGCGCAGCACCGGTGTCACGCGAATCAGCGGCGCGATGCGCTCCTTGCTGAACTGCTCGGCTGCGTCCTCCTTCGGCTGCAACAGCAGCATCGGGCTCGGGTCGAGGTGAGCGAAATAACCGAAGGTGTTCTCGAGCAGCGCGGTCTTCAGCATCTGCGTGCTGACCATCGCCGTAATGATGTGAACGCCTGGTTCGGTCACGGCCAGCATCGGCCCGCGCGCCACTTCCACCGTCGCCGTCGACCAATCGCCCGACGTGCTGCCGGCCTCCTTCGCCAGCTTGCGGAACTGGTCGGCCCAGTCGGGCACGCTGATCCGCGGCGGAGGCGTGAAGCCCTTGCGACCGTTCAGCCGCAGAATGTCAGCCTTGCTTTCGGACGAACTCCGCTTCGTCGGGCTCTCCGAGCTCCGATAGTTGCTTGTGGACATAGGCGGCTAGCACGTCTGGTAACCGATCCGACTCGATGCCCAGGTCAGCCGCAATGAGCGGCGCATACTTCACCGGCCAGTTCAGCCACGCGTCGCGCGCGCCCCGGAAGACATCGAACATGACCGACTTCGCAAGGTCGAGGTCGATGACCATCTGCGACTTCTGTTCGTATTCGAGCCGATTGAGCAGCGCGAGATACACCTCCTTGATGCGCTTCGCCTCCTCGATCGGCATGTTCAGGTCGACGTCTAGCCCCGCCGTCAGCCGCTCGGCAGCATCTTCGGCCGACTCGCCGGGCAGCAGGGTGATCACCTCGTCGACGACGATGCGTTCGCCCTTCCGCTTCGGCTGCTCATCATCCGCCGACGCGTCGCCAGCGGCGCCGGCCGCGCCCGAGGTTTCGGTTTCAACCTCGGTTTCATTTTGGGTTTCAGGTTTCGCCTCGGCTGAAACCTTGGCGCGCGAGCGCGTGGCCCGCGCGTCGGTCGAATCTCGGTACTGTTTCAACTTCGCGTTCGATGCCTCAACATCGACCTTCGAGCCTTGCAGGACAAGCCATCCGGCCTTTTTCCACTTCGCGACGGCAGTGTGCGAAACACCGTGCATGCGCGCGAATTCGGCTTTCGAGACGAGCATGGAAATGAAACCTAGAAATGAAACCTGAAACCAAATTTCAGACCTTGGCGCTAGGCAAAACACGCGGCGCGCAATTGCCCGTGCCCCTCCCCCCGGGGGGAGGGGACCCGTCCAGATTAAGAGCCAAGCACCGTCGCGCATTTGACATCGGGACAAACCTCGTAGAATGGCAACGCTGCGGTATGCCACTTAACTAGGAGCCAATTTTGAGCACCCCATTCGACAAGCGCATTGCTGATCAAATAGCCGCCCTCAAACTGCCAGAAGTGCGATCGCCGTCCGAATATGCGTTCGAAACGCTCGTAGAGGAAGTGAAACAGTTCGAAGCGTCTCTCAACAGCGGGGAAGCCGTTGGGGGAATGCTCGCGTCCTTTGGCAAATCTATAACGTTACAGATTTCCAATATCTGCTTGTCAGGACAGTTCTTCTGCTTCGACGGGATCACTGATGACGGTAGCCCAGCGCGTCTCGTGCAGCACTTCACACAAACGTCTGTGCTGTTCATAAAGATAAAGACTGAGGAGCCCACAAAACCAATAGGATTCGTAGTCGCTTGAATCCAGTCATCACCGAGCGCTAGCCAGGGCCTTCGCCATCGCGGCGTCGAGTTCGCGCCGAAACGCAACGGCGACGACACGTTTGCCAACGCCGCGGTAGTCGAGGTTCTGGCGCACTTCATGCGCATCCTCGAACTTCACCAGAAGCTGAAGGCCAGTTCTGACGCCACCAACTCTGAACTGTGTATTGCCGAGCGATCCATACGCCCGCTTGTCCCTGCCACGTACCCACGTGCGTTGGCCAGCCTTGGGACGCATCCAAATCCCGTTGATCGTCTGGCCGCTCTTCTTGAAAGTCACCGCGCCAGCAAACACGTTCGGATTTGCCAACAGACGTTTGATCGCGTTGCGCGGCAAGTTTCCGTACTGATTGACTTTCTGGGCAACGGGTTTGAGAAGCGCCAAGCTGTTTAGCTTGTTCTTGCCCCCGATCTCATAGGGCAGAAGGTACGACACCGCGATCGGCTTCACGTACACCAGCGCAACCGGGTTCGACTTCGACGCCCGCTTGATCGCAACCGAATTGAGCGTGAACGGCGTGGGCTTATCGAGCACATTCCGCATGTTCTCGCGCTGCGCGTCGCGCACCTGCTCGGCTGTCCCGTTGAGTGCCTGAGCGGTGGCGAACGGCAGTTGCTTTCGGGCGAGCGCATCAAGCTTCTTCGACAACGCGCGCACGTCCGATTTCACCGATAACGTGAGCATCGCATCATCAGAATAGAAAAGCCCCGCGCGACCCCAAGCCGGGTGCGGATCACGACATCCTCCTATTAGCCGTTCACCTGGCGCATTTGGCGCGACTTCTAGATGGCGGCCCAAAGGGAACCGATGTCGGCGTAGCTCTGGCGCTCGTGGTCGAGGTTCTGCAGTGCCCCGCCGTCGGGCGGAAAGTTGGCCGCTACCCATTCGGCAAACCCATCGCCTGTTTGATGGGGTAGAGCCAATTAGACACGTCTAACAGCAAATCGGGCGATGCAGGACGGACACCCAAACATTCCGCCTGCAATTCATAATTCCCCAGTTCTCCGCCATACTTGTTCACACTTTAAGTATTGCTCGACATCGTAAAATTATGCGTCGGGTGAGAGCCGACTTTAACCGTAAGGAGACCTGCAATGCCGTATTACAAGTATGGTAACCAGCTCGTGCAGCAGCAAGGAAACGAGTTTGATCAGATCCACAACCCTGGCGCTGCAACCCCGTTTTCCGGGATCTACCGTTGCGAAGTATGCGGTGGAAGCGCTGTATCGACTGTTGGGCATCCTCTTCCACCACAAGGCCATCATCCGCACCCGGCAAATCAACCGATCCGGTGGAGACTGGTTGTAAAGACGCATTTCCGGTGATAACTGCGTCGCAGGGTTGTTACCTCGCGACGGAATGAAAAAGCCCGCGCAGCGAACTGGGCGGGCTTTCATCTGACATACCTCTCCCCTAGGGAGAGGTCTCGCACTTAAGCGGTGTCGGTCATCTGGCAAGCAGAATACACCTATTTTTCCGGGTTTACAACCTGCAATTACGTTCGCTCAAGTAGCGAATCATAGGCGCGTTGACGGTCCAACTGAATTCTCCTCGTCTCGGCCATCTTCTCAAGCACCTTTGCAATCTCGCGCTTGCCATGCGCTAGTGCCATCTGAAACGTGTTGGACGGCCGATGCGGAATCCGTAGCTTACGACATATTACGCGCGGGTCCATACGGAGGATGTAATGCATTCGGAGCACCTCCTTGTCAAACGGCAATAGCCTCGCCCATGCTCGCTCGACTTCCTCGGCATCCCTTTCGTCAATGAGCATCAATTCGACGGAGCGCCCCTCAAGCTTGCCAGCGCGATAACGTCCTTCGGCCGATCCGATGCAGGATCCCCCGCTAGACCCGTATCGCTGCGCCTTCGCCCAGTTCTCAAGCCGATCATCAAGGTTAATCATCGTGTCCGTCCGGGACTATCGCCGCTTCGAGGTCGAGTAAGGGTAGATGTCGTTTCCATGAACGCTCATCTGCCGGCCGTCTTCCGTTTCTACCCGGAAACGCCCCCGTCCCTCATCGGACGGCCCCACGATCCACCCTCTGAGCTCCTGTTTTCCATCGGGAGATTGAACGCGGCAGTTGAACCTCTCGGCGTCGCGGTTTCCTACAAGCGACAAGACGCCTTGGATCATCTTGATCACGTCTTCGCGCTTCGGGTTAGGCGCGAATAGACCACTCCGGGTACCAACATCCATCGCCTCGGCAATCATCGATTGCGTTACTTCGATCTTCGCCATCATTTGCCTCCTATCTCAAAATGAGGTCTAGCAAGTGCAACCCGCAGAAACGTTGTGGTACGGCAGGTAGACGTGCGGCTGCCGGTACGAACTGGTGCTGAACTGCTGCGCGGCTCGGTTGAAGAACAACGCGAGTTTCCGCTGCTGCACGTCGCCGTTCCGCTGCTTGTGGAGCTGCAGGTAGGCGTCGGGCTCGTCGTCGCCGTACTCGACCTCATGCTTCTGCGCCGACCAGACGCTGAACACGTTGTCGGCCGCATCGGTGATCACGCCAGCGCCGGCGACGTCCTGCTTCCCGGGAATGTGTTTCTCGTCCTGCCCCTTCCGCGGGTGCGCGACGAGATGCACGTGCGTGCCGTTCGCTCGAGCCCAGTTCGCCAGCATCCGCATGGCATCCTTCTGCGCGGTGATGGCGCCGGGCCCGTCTGACTGGACGTCGGTCATCATCAGGCTGTCGATCACGCAGTGGCGGATCCCGTACCGCTTGTAGGCGTAGGTGAACACGGTCAGCAGGCGCTCGATCGACGCGGTGCCGACCACGGCGAACGACCACATCCGATCACGCAGCCACTCGGCCATGGCGTCGAGGTATTCCGGCGTCGGTCGATCCAGGCCGCCCAGTTGCTTCGCGATCCGTTTGCCCTGCCGAACCGGCGTCATCTCGCCCGAGAACACGCACGCCCGCTCACCCTGGTTCATCAGGCCGAGCAGAACCTGGTTGAGCAGCAGCGACTTGCCGTGCCCGTTGTAGCCGGACCAAACCGTGATCTCGCCCTGACGGAATTCGAACCACGGCTCATTGCGCCCGCAGAACGACAGGAACGGGTCGTGGGTGTCGTCAGAGGCCGGGTAGAACAGCGCCTTGACGCCACTCCAGAACTCCGAGATCGACTTCAGTTCGTCCGGATCGAACGTCCGGCCAGCATCCATGCAGCGTTGAAAATCCTCCTGCGTCGCGCCGGACAGCAGGAAGTCATTCGCGTCCTTCGCGCCGTCGAACGTCACGCAGTGACACCGCTCGAGGCCCAGGCGGTTCGCCACTTCACGGGCGCCCTTCTTCCCCGCGTCGTCGTTGTCGTAGCAGAGGAAGATCTCGCTGAACTGCTCGAGCCTCGACCAATCGCTGTCGATCCACTGGTGATTGCCGGCGCCGGCGTTGACCGACAGTGCCGAGAAACCCATCTGGTACAGCGCCATCGCGTCGAGCTCGCCCTCGGCGATCACGATCGAGCGCTGCTTCGGCGACACGAGGTGCCAGCCGAACAAACACGGCTCGGCACCGCCTTCCTGGCGCATGTCCTTCTTGTCCGCGACGTTCCGGTACTTGACGTTGATCAGCTCGAGCTCGCCGCGCAGGTACGGGAAAACCGCGTAGTGCGCGCCGTTGCGCGACTGCGCCGCGATGCGGAAGGCCTTGAGCGTTTCCTCGCTCAGACCGCGCGAGGCGAACCACTCGGCGACCGGCGACACTGCCTCGACCTTCGCGCCCTTCGGACGCTCGGGGCGCTTGTACGTCGGCGCTGCCCGGGTCGGCATGTCGTCGCGAATCCCGAGGTAGCGCTTGGCTTCGCGCATCGCATCCGCGATCGACACGCTGCGGCACGCGCACCACAAATCGAGCATATCCCCCGCGGCGCCGGTGCTGAAGTCCTTCCACACGCCGCGCTTGGCGCCGGCCGTGCAGACCGACAGGCTGCTTCCCGCCTCGCCGTCGACGCTGCCGACCTTCCACTCTCGGCCGTGCTTCTTGCCGTTCGGCAGCAGGTGCTCGGCGATCGCCGCGGCGTTCTCGCCCATCTGGGCGGCCAGTTCGCGGGCGTTCATCGCGGCACCCCTGCCATCGCGCGACGCTCAGCGTCCGGGATCCGCTCGCCGTTGCGCCAGAGGTGCGCGTACCGCTCGCTGCAGCCGGCGTTCGTGGCCTCGTACTCCTTCGCGAAACCGGCCTTCGCCCACCAGTCGCCGCCTGGTGCCGAGCCACCGGAGCGCGCCCCCTGGCCACTGTCCGCCGCCTTCGGAGCGCCCAGCGCAGCGATGAGCCAGCTCACCGGCTCGAGCGGCTGCTCCTGCGCGCAACGGACGATCGCTGCCTGCACCGCTGGCGCGCCGTACGCCTTGCACCACTTGCCGAGCAGGCTGCGGGCATTGCGCTCGGCTTGGCCAGCAGCGACGAGCATCGGCACGCCGAGCGACCACACCGCCTCCTGCGCCGTCATCCCCGCCGGTTGATCGCCGAGCAGGTCGCCTTGCGAATCGTCCGGCCGAGGGTCCGGCGGAACGCCCGTAGCTTTAGCTACGGAATACTCCTGCTCCTGCTCCTGCTCCTGTTCCTGCTCCTGGCTTCGATGGGGCTTCGAAGGGGCTTCGGATGGGGCATCTACAACCCTTTTGCTTCTCAGATGAAATGCCTCGTGATAGCGATCAAAGAACTCACCGAGAAACGGGCAGTTGGGAAGGGCTTCATAATCCTTCTGGATACCAACGCAGCGCCGGTCCGCAGCCTTGAGTTCATCGGCGATCTGGTAGGACGCCATTTCGAAAACCCACACCATCTCCGATGCCTCATCGAAGGCACAAAAGCCGGCTTCAACACATGCCGTAAGCCCCTTCGATGCCCCTTCGATGCCCAATCCGGTTTCGTGCGCCATATACAACTTCGGTTGGTAGTAGAGGCCAAGCATGTTCGAGTGAGGCGAACTCATCAGATAGAGCGCAACGATGACCCCTTCGGAGCCCCTTGCACGGATCTCTTTCCCGGTTCCGGATGTCCAAAACTTCGGTGCGACTTTGGCGTAATCACGCATTCACCACCTCTGGCGCGGGCAGCAACTTCGTCCCCTTCCGGGTGTTGCATAGGACGCGCAGATTCGAGCGATCGCCCGACCCACCCCGAGACCGCGGCACGATGTGGTCAATGCTGAGATAGACGCCAGTGACAGCCGTGTAATAGCCGTAGCCACCTCGAGGAAAGCGCTCCTCCCAACCGACAAGTCCACATTCCGCGCAGCAATAGCCTTCTTCGCGGAATACCTTTCGACGCAACGACATGGGGACGCCTGATTTCGTCGGCATTATTCGTCACTCCACATGCGTACCTCGATACGGCGGTAGCGCGCGCGTTTCTCGGGCTTCGGGGCGCGCTCAGCCACGGCATGCCTCCCGCAGCGCCAGCTCCATGACGAGGCGCTGATCGAGGCTGCGAGCCTTGATTTCTGCGTACATCGCATGCTTGCAGATGCGGCGCCACAACGGCGTCGCCGCGGTCGACTCGAGCAGTTGGCCAAGCGCTGAGATACGCAGCTCACGCTCGTAATCCTCCCGGGCCTGCCCGGTAACCTCGGCGACGTCAGCCTGCCGGATCGACCAGGCGCGAAGATCCGGGGTGCGCGCTTCACCTCGCCTATGGCTCGGAACGTACCGCCGTTCGGAGCTTGCTGTCACAACGAATTCGAGAGTGCCCATGCTTCCCACCTTTGCCCATTACTTGCTAAGCAATGCTAACTAGGCAACATAAAACCCCGCTTTGGGGACTGCCGCTGGTCAGGCGGAACGGCTCACCGGAAGGGATCGGCTTACCTCAGTCCCCGAAACGGGGTGCCCTTCGCTTGACGCCGAGGACCAGTCGACGTCGCAGTATTCAGCGTCGTTACGAGAACATTTTCGCAAACATGTTCTGGGCGGCGCCTGCTGATATACATCCCCATGAAAATCGGGAAATTCGAGGTGGCTCACGCCGTGTCTTGCCGATAGCCGACCGGGTCCGCGAGGTACCTATGGATTTCCTCGTTCTTGTAGACCGTGCAGTTGTCGGACAGGCGGATCGCCTGGGGCGCCTTGCCGGCGAGAACCAGCTTGCGCCAGGTCTCGCGGCAGCAGGGGATGAAGGGGGCAATCTGGGCCCACTTGGACAGGCCCATCGCCGGCAGCACCGGGAGGATCGGGCCGGCCGGCTCTTTCGTGGACTTTGCTACGGCTGTATTCGTCATGTTCGCCACCGTTAGTAGGGTTGGTGGACGAATACTATTTCTGACTAGCCCGTGTTTCTACACGTATACGCATAGGTTCCAACTTGCGCAGACCTTCCGCTATGCGCAGACGGGAAAGATTCAATCTCGGCTCATTTCTTTTTTTGCCTGCGATACGATCTCCGCAAGTTTCTTATGCGACAACGGAACAACCTTTATCAACTCAGACGCAGCCTTCTGAGCAGACAACTTTGGATCAATATTATCCTTCCAATGCTTTTTTGCAATTTCGGCCAACGCGTAGTTTTCCGCATGCCTTCTTCTTGCCATAACAGATGCCGCATGTAGCCCATCACTCCTATAGCCAAACGGCGTCGCCTTGATAATTCCACACCAATAACTCGCTGAAGAAGCATAACTCCATGCGAGCGCACTATTCTTCTCTGCCTTCATAGCCTGAACAGAATATGAAATCGCAATCAATATTGCATGAAGCATCGCAAACCTACTTACCTCATCGGGATTTTTTTAAACTCATCAAAAAAATCCCTCTCCTGACGATCACCGTCATTTTTCTCGTCATCCCAAGTCTCCTTAAATATTTTCTCAAAGAAATGCCCCTCAGCATCCTCTCCATTTCCCTCAATAAGACTTCCTAATGCTCGGACAAAAACGTCACAGACCTCCGAAATCACACTCCCCGCAACGGTTATAGGAGTTCTCATCTTTCTCGGCATAAGCTCAGAAAAATCCAAATCCCCCATACTTCACCTCACATTCATTGAAATTTATTGTCAATTTATCATCAACAATTTTCAAAAAAAACCTTTTTTCGCCTTTGAAACTATCTCTGCAAGCTTCTTATGAGAGAGCGGAACGATTTTGGTTAGCTCCGTTGCAGCCTTCTGCGCCGATAGTGTCGGATCTATACTTTCCCGCCAATGCTTTACCGCATCCTTGATCAAAGTTCGATTTTCCGCATGACGCAACCTCGCCAACTGTGAGGCTGGATTTTGAGTCGACCCGGATTTAGCAATCGAGAACGCATATCGCTCACTAGCCACTCGAAACAAAACGATAGCCTCATCGTCGCTACGAAAATCACAAACCAGCAACCTTATGCAACAATAAACACCAAGACCTATATCCCTTTCAATTTCCCCGGCATTTATCCACGCATCGACGAAAGCAAGCTGCGGATTACTGATTTTCACCCCCTTCGCCCAAGCAGCTTCTCCTTGAGCCAAGAGATCAACTTCCTCAGAGCAAAGAAACTCATCGTCGGGATAATGTCTGCCGACGGTTAGCAACCATCCAAATCTCCCGATGGAATTTAATTTCCCTGCCTCACCGCTTTCCGTCATATCAACGAGATCGGCCAATAGATCCTCGGCGCGGCTAATAAATCGGTCCTCGAAATGTCCCATGCGCGCCTCACGCCCCCTACGATAAAAGCCACGCCAATCGGGTAACAATCCCGGCTCCTCGGCCCGAGGATTAGGCGCGGTTGAGCTGATTATGCCAAAGTGTTCCAAGTAACCTGGTCGGCTTACGGCCGCCCAAGCCGATACCGGCTTGGTAGCAACGCGGACAACGAAGGTCAGTTGGCGCGCCCCCTCCTAGCTATTGGCTTTCTTCCGGTCTGCGGCATCTCGAATCGCTGCGAGATCGAACGACTCCGCAAGATAGTCAGGAAACGCGTTCCAGCCAGCCTCACCGAGCACGCCACCACGTGCAGCGACTAGTTCGCGCGCTTGGTCCAGTGATACGGCTGGGGTGAGGACTTCCCCTGACGGTGTGAACACGATGAACTTACCTTGATCGATACGCGCGTTAGGCATGGTCCACCTCGTGCGTCTCGATGTCAGCGTCGAGCAGGTCGGGGCGGATAGGCGTCAGGTTCCAGTCAAAGCACGCCATCTCGGTGCAGAACTTGTTGATGCCGGTGCGCACGTCCAGTCCGTAGACCGGGGGGCCGACCAACTCAGCAATCCAGTCATGCTTGCCGTTGTCGGCGGGCGCGACGATCAATACCATAAAGCCGATGTACTCGACTTTCCTGGCTCGCGTCACGATCGCCAGATCCCCCGGCCGGCAACGCAAGCGATCACCCATGGCGCACCTCGGTCCTCATCGACTCGATGTCGCCGCCGTCGCCGCGCAGCGGCTCCAGAGCGTAATCGGGAAACAGGTAGTAGTTCGTGAGGATGGGCCCGTGATCGTCGGCTGCTACGCCAAACACGGCCTGCCCGAGAACACTCACCTCCCAGCAGTCGGCCGAACGCAGCCGATCGACAACGACGATGCGCCGGAGAAGCGCAGGATTTTTCGAACGCACGACGCGGGCAAGGTCGCCGGGTCTGCAGCGCAGCTCACGCATGATCGGCCTCCCGTTCGGGCTGTTTCGCCTGAAGGCTGTCGCCGCGAAGTGGCACCAACGACGAATCACGGAAAGCTGTCTTGTTGCCCACGACTGGACGCCCAGTCCTGAACTCTAGACCGAACGCCGGCGCGCCAAGCAGCGTGACATCCCACCTGTCGAACTCGCCCCATCTCTCAACGATCACGGTGCGCCCCAACAGCGCCGGATTCGTGGAGTAGACGACCCGTGCCAAGTCACCTGGCCTGCAACGCAGTTCAGCCATGGAGCACCTCCACTTCGGCATCTTCCGCGTGCTCGGCGCCGCGGCTGGTGATCTGGATTCCGATCTCGGCCAAATCGACCACATTGCACCGCTCCATGTCGCCGCCACGCGCGTAGTAGTCGAGGACACCGAAAATCGCGCCGGCCTGGCGCAGCGCCGCCGCGCTGTTCGCGAGCGCCTCGGCCTCGAAGTGCGCCGGCCGCGCCGGCGCGCCCTCTACCTTGCGCGTGAGGATCATGCGCACCAGCGCGACGAACCGACCAGCGTCCTCGGCGTCGATCGCCAACTCGCCGCAGCCCGTCTGGATCGTGAAGCCGCGCTCCATGGCGGGCACCTGCTTGGCGAGCGCGTACCGCAGCGCCTCAACGTCACGAGTGTCAGCCATGGTTCGCCTCCGCAGCCCGGCCCATCATCATGTCGTCGGCGCGCAGCTCAGCGGTCGCCATCATCTCGCGCCCGATAATTGCGAGCGCCACCGCACGGTCAGTCTCATCAGTTTCCGAGATCGCCGCGAACAGGTGCTTCGCGCCTTGGAAGAATTGGGAGGCCTCAGCCCAGGCGACCCGGTTAGCCTCCTCTCTGCTTGCACGGTCAGCCATGGCTCACCTCGGCGCGGGCCAGGTCGGCGAGGCGGCGCAGCGCGTCGCCGGCGATGTCGAGCGCAACGCGATCGGACGGCGCCAGCGCGGCGGCGCGCACGGCGTCTGAGACGATGTGAAGCATGAGAAGGCTGCGCGGCTCGGCGCAGCGAAGGGGCGCGCCGCTCGACGGACGAGCGGGGATAGCGGTTCGCAACATGGTGGGCGACTCCTACGTTGGGTAAGAGCCTGCCTCCGCTGCTAAACGGGTGGGCAGGCACATGACGAGGTTAGCAGACCGGAACGTAGGAACCGGCAGGCGCGAGCGCCTCCCCATCATGGCCCGCCCGTAAAAGGGCGCGAGCGATGATACTACGGACGTAAAAAAACCGCACTGCGGCGGTCGTCCGCCTACGTATTCCCGGGCTGCTAAACCCAGGCCACTGTTGTCTCAGCGGCAATTTCAGAATAGCCAGCCGGCTAGCCGTCGTCAAGCGCGAATTTGTAAACTTGGGCCGCGGTGGCTAACTCTTGGGAGACAAATGCGCCGCGCTCGGATCCAACTCATCGGCAGTCTCGAGAGCCAAAGCGCGCCACTTTTGATAGTCATTGGCTGAGCTCTCTCCTACACCGATTCGAGCATCCAATGACGCCACGTAGCGACGAATAAGGTCCGCGTCGCTCCATCGCTTTGCTTCGGTTAGTAGTGCATCACGACGACGAATTTTGGCTTGACGGGCTTCCTCTTGAGCTGCGGCTTCCGCGCGAGCGAGCTCGACTGCCGCCATTCGCTTGTGCTCAAGAAGCAAACTTTCTACTGCATTTGCATGCCTGGCCTCGACAGCCTCGACAATCTGAGGAAGTCGATCGAAGATATTGTGACGTTCATCATCTTTGAACCGCCGGACAGCGTTGGAATACTCGTCTATCAGTAGCACGAGAACACCGGTACCAGTTATCCCGTGCCCCAGGTGTTTGCTGGAGTCGGTGTCCGCGGATGTCTCGCGGCGCCCGAGTTCGACGAGGCGTATTTGAACGCTAGCTCTATCGCGTCGGAGGTCAATATGGCTGCAGGCATAACCCATAGCGACCTCGAAACCTCGCGCCCTCACTTCAAACAGAATGACATCCAAGATATGCAACGCTCGCGCGCGGGTTGACTCGCTGCAACGTACGGCTTCTGCGCTATCGGCTCGACGCGTCCCGGCACCGCCGACTGTAGTGAAATACTCTTCCCAGCCCACCCAACGCCTAGTCGCTTCCATAGCGGCATAGCGCTGAGCAATTCGCTGCACGAATGGGTCGCTCGCGCCACGAGCGAGACTGGATCTACGCTTGGTCACAGGCACCTTGATGCTTTCTCTTGTTCAAGTACGACAACTCTAGCCTGCAGCGTTTCAATCGCATCCGCGGCGCGCCAGTCAAGCGAGCGCTACCCTTCATGCGCGCTCGAAGTCGTCTCACGAGTTCGTCTACGTTATCCATGGAATCGGCCGACATGTCGATGAAGCACCATTATGGCTCGACATGACTCTCCGCCCACGCGATGACGTCTTTCGCGCGCCAGAGGAAGCGCACTCGCTCAGCCCGTTTAGCCGACGGAATCCGAATCCGCGGTGGGAACTCGTCCTGCGATACGATCCATTGCCGCGCGTGTTCCTCCGTCTGGTGCAAATAGGCGGCGACCTCCGACATGTCCCATAGCGCGTGTGGCGCGAGACGCGTCGCGATCTGGCGCGCCAGCTCGGCCAGGGTGTCGCCGTCAAGCAATAGCGCCGCCGGTGCGGAAGTCGTATTGGTGGCCGGTGCTGGCTGATGTCGGCCGGCACGCTCAGCCAGCCATGCATCGATGTCTTCCTCATGCCACGCGTTGCGCTTCGGCACGATCTCGAACGGCTTAGGGAACGCACCCTGTGCGACAAGGCGGTAGATGGTGGAATGCCCGAGGCCGATCTTGGCGGCGACGTCCTTTATTCGTAGTGCTTTCACGTCAGTCCTCCCCTCGAACGCAACGCGCACCATTGCCGCCGCGATCTCCATCATCGATCTCGCCCCCCCTACATTGACGATGTGTCGCGCCGACGCTATTCAGGAACGCGATCAGTTCATCGGTCGAACTAGAAGCGTCTAGCGTGTCCCGCTCCCCTTCTTCCTCTCCTCGACATCTTGGAGCGCCAGGCGTTCAGCCAATCTCAACGGCCGCTTTCCGTCCTGGTAGATGGCAGTCTCTTCGACGTAGTACGCGTTACCCACCTTAATGGGAGGCGGGTAGATCTTCCCCTGCTTGATCCATCGCGAAGCCGTCCGCATCGCTGGAGGTGGGAAAAATTCGCGCTCGAGCCAAAGGTTCAATCTGATCTTCATTCATCCACCGCAGCAAAGAGCCCGTTCAGGCGCTCACTCCATGTAATACCGTTTAGAAATTCCTCCAACTCATCGTCGGTAACGTCGTATTCACGAGGAGAGCCTAATGGATACGTCTGGTCCTCCGCCTCGTAGAACTCCTGAAGTAGTGCTCGAGTCATGTTTAACTCCCGACGACGTTGTCAGTACCGGTTGAATGTCGCTTGGGCTTTCGACAGGAGCGTCAAAATAACGTCCCCATCGATAGCCGACCATCGGCGGGACCAATTGCCGCCGGCCGATCGGAACTACTAAAAAAGGTTAAGCATCGGCCGGTCAGATAGAGTAGGACGGCTGCACTGCCGATGCTTCGACGCTGTCGCAGGTCTCATCGAAATGCGTCAGCAGCATTTCGATGAAGCGACCGTGGTACACGCCGTACACCGTTTTGGTGAGGTCCTCGTCGTTACGCCGGATCAGACGGAATTCGAGGGTGCCGAAGCCGACACTCGGCCGAAGCCAAGCTTTGCGGCTCCATTGCGTAGGCGTATGGTAAAAATCGCCAGCCGAATCGTAAGCCCACGTCTCGATTTTCTTTTCGTCGATGAGCTTCTTGATGGATTTGAGCAAAGCCGCAGGATCGGCCGTTTTCGCGTAAATAGTCATGATGATCTCGTTCGTTATGCCAAGCAACGGGTTTTCCTTAGGTACCCGTTGCTTGGCGATGGGGTTACACGCTGGGTGCTGAACGCCAGTGCTGGCAGACATGTTCGAGCCGGCCGAACCGACGACGAACGTAGCTGCTCACACGGACGACTTTCGGACGCAGGTTCTGGTTGAACATGCGACACCTCCGTAAAAGCGCGCCCCGATAGGAACTCACAACTTGACTACCCGGAATTGACCGCCTAAGATTCCGGTCGCACGTAGGTAAGTCGCGAGGGATCGCCAGGAGCAGTTTGGCGTTCCTTTGCTGGAAGCGCGTTGATGAGTTGCAGCTCATCAGCGCGCTTTTCATTTGCCGGCCGCGTACAGCTTCAGCTGGTACTCGGCGGCGTCATACGAAACTCCGCACTCCTTGGCTACATCCGAGACGCTCATGCCGCTGACGAGGTGTTTCGGAATCAACAGCTCGCCCTGGAAGGCCTTGGCTTGCCACTCGGGGTCCTCGTACGACTTCAGCGGGCCGCCGAAATGACGGTGCAGAGCGGGCGACCGAGCGTGAAGCAAGTAGTGCCCGGCTTCGTGCGCTACCGTTCCACGATCGCGCCCTTCGTCAGCATAGGCGCGATCGTAGATATCCTCACGGATCTTGATACAGACCGAATCGCCTTCCCGCACCGTGAGTCCGTGCGACTCGCCGAGTTCAGCGTACTCTGCGACTTCGAAGTGATACTGCTTGTCGAGATGCGGAAACGCGTGCTCGACCAACTGCAACACCGGGAACCACAACCGTCCCTCGAGACCGAGGGAGCGCCGAAGATCCAGGGCAACCCCCCGGATTTCGGCACGCTTCATCGGCAGCGCACGAAACTCATGCATTACTTATCTCCCTTCGGTTTAAGCAGAAACATGTTTTGCCGCAGCTGCATCAGCTCTTCGTCGGACAGTTCGTTGAACCGCCGGGCCAATGCAACTGCGACACCTCGTCGGGCCGCCGATTGACCGTCGAGGTCGATCGTCACGCTACGTTGCGACTCGTCGATCGCTTGCTTCAGCTTCGTGACTTGAGACTTCGGCAGGGCATAGTGGGCAGCGATTTTCTGGCACCAGTCCGCGGGGATGCTTTTGCGACCCGTTTCGACTGCCGACAGGAAGGCCGACGTAACAGTGAGCTTCTCCGCCATGTCCTTAAGCAACTCGGAATGCTTATGGCGCAGATCCCTTACGAACTCGCCAAACGCACTGATCATCTCGTTCTCCTAGTGGGCAATTAACTACCTGAGGTTAACTTAACCGATCGCGGTTAAGGTGTCAACCTCCCTAGGTTAACTCCATTTTCGACCGGCGGCACGTAAAATTGTGAATTTTACCCGGGTGTTTTTCATGCTACGCACTTCAGCGACCAGGTTTGCAACCTTCACGCCCTTCTGCGGATCGTGTAGACAGTCGGAGAGTTGTGTTTGCGCACGGCAAGAGTAGCGGTGTGCAAACGCCTAGCTACGAGCTCGTGGCGGGGGAACAAGACGCTCTTCAAGTTCGGTGGTTGATATCTGAACCGCGCGCTCCGGATATCGCTCGAGCGCATCGAGGATCGGTATCTCTAAACCGACAAGAACGTCGCGAACAAGGGTGACCTCGCCGGCGCGCCACTTTCTCGGGAACGCCAAGGTCGCGCAGGTGGACTGCCTTCGAAATCAGTTCACTGCTCGATGTACTGCCGCCAGTGCGGGTACTCGTCGAAGAAAGACTCGTCGAGCTGCGCGACGTAGAGCACGGGCGAAGACGGGTTGGTCGTCACACGAGGCGCGCTGGAATGACAGTGATTTCTGATACAGATCGGTCAGTGCTATATTTCCGCCACATCAAAACAACGAGGTGACCATGGCCTTAGTAAATTGCGGGGAGTGCAGCTCGTCGGTGAGCGACCAGGCTTCGGCGTGCCCGAAGTGCGGGAACCCGATGAAAAAGCGGGGTAAGCATGTGGTGACTACTCAGAAGACCGGGAAGGATGCGAAGACGCTGAAGCTTCTCTCGACGGTGCTAATCATCGGATCGTTCTTCATGATCTTTGCCGACTCGGTGCCGGGTCACACGAACCTGGCTGGGATTGGCCTGCTCATCGGCGTTGTGATGCGCATCGTCGCGGCCACGATGAAGTGGTGGAAGTACGACTGAGGAAGGTAGGGCGCCACGGGAACGGCGCCCAGATGTGAAAAGCCCCGCTCGAGGCGGGGCCGCTGTCAAAAGCTGCTTTGACTATTACCGGTTGGGCCAGGAACGGCAGTGTTCACATACCGTCTCGAATCGGCCCCGGCGGAGGCGCACGTACTGACGCACGTGAACGCCCTTGGGGTAGGAGCATGCAATCATGCGAATCTCCAAAAATACTGCGGAAAGCAGCTTTGAAGACTTGCATGTCAGCCCCACCTAGATGGTAAACTTTCATATCACTCGCAAAGTGAGCAAGTCGGCGTGAGGCCACTTTCGACCCCTCGTCGCACCGCGGCCGGGCTTCCCTCCCGGCCGCTCCCTCTTTCAGGCCAGGTCCGAGTCCTCCTCTTCAGGATACCCAATCGTCAGCGTGGCTTGATAGCGCTCTTCATTGGGTTTGGAGGTCGTATATACGCCCTTCCGGTCAGGGGACTGATAAATCAGATCCTTCGACACCATGCGGTAAAGGCGAGATACCAGCTTCGTCCGTTTCTCGATTTCACCTGTACGCTTGTACAAGTTCACCAAAATTCGATCCAACGAAGCGGTGCCGCCGATGTCGTCGATGATCTCGACGATCAGAAAGTCTTTGCGGTCCGAATCGTTAAGACTCAGCTCCGCAAGCAATTCTTCTGGAAGCCCATCGAGGTCATGAGGTGAGAGACGAATCGGATCTTGATCGTGTATCGGACTGGACCTGCCGGCAGATTCGAGGGTGATCAGGTCGGACAGGAGCTGCTGAAAGAGTGCGACGCGGCCAAGGGCGCCCTTTGCTTTTGCCTCTTCGTTCCGAGCGAAAGCGCGCGCAGCCTGCTTCTCTTGGTGTGTGATTTGGTCCTTTACGAAGGGACCATACTTCTCTACAATGGATGCCACGTCGCAACCCCAAACAGGTGTGACTATACAAGTAGCAGGGCTGGCCTTAGCCAGTTAAACGTCCCTGCCATCCTTTTGAAACCCCGGCCCTGCCTACCAAGCTTGCCGGGGTTTCGTCCGTTTACGTGACTGATTCACGCATTAGGGTCGAGTGTACCACCGGTGCGAATCACAGCGCAAATGAGTTTGCAGACAAACGCGAATTGTTTGCTCGACAGCTGAGTGATATCGACCAATCTGGCACCAATGTAGTACCAATATAATTCCAGTAGGATCGGTGGTCTTTCATAAAAATCTTGACTCCCTTTCTGGGCAAAGCAGCGCGCCGTTTAAACGTCTCCATCCATCTGTCTTGCGCTGGCGATCTGTGCCTAGTATCTCTTCCGTCATCCGTCCGTCGCGGCCATCAATATCCATCAAAAGCTGGCGAAAAACTGAGTTGCAGGTGGCTCAGGTGTTTTCGCTCACTAGAAAAGATGCTTTCCGGGCCGAACCGTGCCTAACCGGAAGTCACTTCCGATGCGGAGGAAGGACGAATTCGGGAAGTCACTTCCATATTGAAGCTTGCGGGAACTGATAGTCGGACTTTGGCATCGATCCGTTGCCTGTCATAACGTGGGTACTTTCGCGTTCCTCCGCGGCCACGAAATTCGTTGACCCTTCCAGCCGTTCCTTGGCAAACCACTGTACAAACATACAGTGATTTGGCCGGATCGAACGAGAGCTATGATGGCTCTGGCGCTGGCGTATGAATTCTGTCGGGCCGTCACTCGGCTCGAGATGCCTGTCCGAGATAGTCGCCCCACCACTGCATCATCTTCCGGCGCTCGGGCAGGTACTCGGCGTGGTTGTAGGCCGCCCGGACGCCGTCGCGCTCGCTGTGGGCTAACTGACGCTCAATCCAGTCCCGATTGAAGTTGTGCTCGTTCAAGATTGTCGAGGCGAGCCCGCGGAACCCGTGTCCGGTCATCCGGGAGTGGTACCCCATCCGGTACAGCGCGTACAGGATCGTGTTCTCGCTCATGGGTTTCTTGGGGCTGGACCGGCTAGGAAACAGGTATTGCCCTGCCCCATTCACTTCCCGAAGCTGCGCAATCACTTCAAGCGCTTGGGTCGACAGCGGCACGATGTGCGGGGCGCGCATCTTCATCTTCTCGGCCGGAATCTTCCATTCCTTTTTCTTCGTGTCGATCTCGGCCCACTCGGCAAACCGCAGCTCGCTTGTCCGTACAAACGTCAGAGACATAAGCTGCAGTGCCAGGCGCGTCTGATGGTCGCCGTCGTAGGCCTCGATACTCCTCATCAGCCCCGGTAGCTCAGCTTCGCTAACGCGTTTCATGTGAACAACAGAGCGAGTCTTCAGCGCACCGCGCAGATCTGGAGCCGGATCCCGTTCGGCACGGCCCGTCGCAATCGCATACCGGAAAATCTGGCTGGTAGCCTGAATGGCCTTATGGGCAAGTTCGAGCGCGTTGCGCGACTCGATTTTACGAATGATGGCCAACAGCTCAGGCGCTGAAATTTGCCCAATCGGACGGGTACCGAGCGACGGGAAAAGCTCGCGCTCCAGAAGCTTCATTACCCGTTCCGCGTGGCGATCGCTCCATGCGCCCTTCCGTTGTTCATGCCACTCCCGAGCAATTGGCTCGAAGGAGTTCGCTCGATCCAGGCCTCGTTGCAACTTGGCGAGCTTCTTTTCGTGAGACGGATCGAGCCCAGCGCGCAACTGCTCCTTGACCTCGTCCCGAGCCTTACGCGCGGCGACAATGGTCACCGCAGGATAAACCCCCAACGCCACCCGCCTCTCTTTACCATCGACGCGATACTTTAAGCGCCAATATTTCGAGCCGTTCGGCATGACTTCGAGGTACATGCCTTGGCCGTCGGCCAGCTTGTATGACTTCTCGCGAGGCTTGGCCGCGCGGACTGCAACGTCGGTAAGGGGCAT